AAGAGGAGTCTGCGGAGGCTTTCAATAAGTATGCACCTGACGCTGAGACCGCCCAGCGTTGGATGGGAGACTCTGGTCTATTTTCTATTTAAAAAATGCTAGTTGTATATAGGAGTTATTATGTTCGCATTACTTATCAAAGATAGTTTTTACGAAGACAATTTTATATCCGACGAACGATATGAAACTGTAGACGAAGCCAACAAAGTGGCTGATAATCTCATAAATTCTTGTGAAAATATAGAAATAGACATTATTTCAGTTTGAGGAAAATATAATGAATAGTTGTGCATACCCATGCCAAACAGAAATGAAGAAGTATCATCTAAAAGGAACTCTGAGTGGGTTAACCACCACTGAAACAATGGGCTTCATGACCTGGAAAGATGCTACTACATGGGCAGGTTCAGTAACAACAAGTACCAAAGTACCTTATGTTGTTTTGGAAATGCGTAATCTTGAAACAGATGAAATTGAAGAATTTTAATGCTTGACATTGTATTGGTAATTCTATATAATGTTTGTATTCTTAAAGAATTTGGGAGTGATCCTAAATAGCGACCTAAAAGTCGTTTTATTTTAATGTTAATAAAGGTGATTTTATTATGGCTAGAACTAACAACAATGCTACAACTCAGAACCAGAATCAGAAGATTCTTAATTTTCTTCGTTCAGGTCAATCTTTGTCTGAAAAACAAGCAGTTGCAATGTTTGGCGTTAATCGTGTAAGTGCCCGTGTTGCAGAGCTTCGTGCTGCAGGACAGCCAATTTACACTAATGTAAATGCTAACACCGGTGTAACTTCATATCGTCTAGGTCGCCCTAGCCGTGAGATGATTGCCGCGGCATATGCAGCAGCTGGCGCTTCAGTATTTAGCTAGTAGATTGGATCTTCCTGGGCAAGAGTCTAAACTGCCCATTTTTTTATTTTTCTGTATTTCAAAGGGTATGTTGTGGCTAATCATGTAGACAATTTTTTGGTTATTGATTCTAAAGTTCCTGAAGCTATAGAAGAATTTAACAAAGTTTTTTCTTTGATGGAGGAGCATGATGCTTCTGGTCTAGAATTTTCTCACTTCTTACCTTCTTGGGGTGAAGAATATCCTACTAGAGACTATATGGAAGAGACTATAGGAGCTAAGTGGGCATACGTGGACGAGGCAGGAGATGATTATGTTGTAGTGATGTCTGCTTGGTGTAGTATCCTCCCATATGTCAAACAACTAGGTCTTTTTCTGTCAGAGTTTGATCCAGATATTTCTATTTCTTGCAGATACATCGATGAATATTATAATTTTTCTGGTGTAATTGTATATCACAAAGAAACTATTGATTATGAAGAAGAGAGCAAATCTTGGTTCGTTGAGAAAAGGTGTAAAGAATTGGGTATTGAAACTGATGATTGGGATGAATCTGAAGATGATATCTATCTTGATGAGTACATAACAGAGCACCTAAATGAATGGGGCAAGGGATTGAAGGAAGGAATAATTGAATGTAGTTTAGATTGGGGGTCATGATGTCTAAAACATTAGCAGAAAGGAGAATAGCTTACTGTTTACTGGCTAGTAAACGCACTGCGGATGATTACTTTAAAGAATATTGGAGATCAGTTGCCGCTAGTGTAGCATCTACATATAATATCGATATAGAAAAAATAGAAAGAAACCCAGAATCATTTTTAAAGGTGCCCGAAACTGTTCATTAAAACTACTTCAGTACCCCGTAAAGTTTGACCCCATGTCTTTTCATAGAGGCCTGGGGTTTTTTTATTAATTTTTAATATATTATAAATAAGAGTATGATTAATTTCAAAAAATTTCTCTCAGAATCGTCAAATGACGATAAGTTGACGCACCTTGAACACGTGGAAGACCATGTCGTTCACGGAGGTTCAGACGGATTTGCTCACGCTTTTCATACTCTTAATGGTGTACACGAGAAGCTAAGGGGAAAAGATAACGATACAAAAATTACTATGAAGTATGACGGCAGTCCTTCTGTAGTTTTTGGGAAACATCCAGAATCTGGTAAATTCTTTGTTGGTTCTAAATCTGTATTCAACGAAAAGCCTAAGATAAATTACACACACGAGGACATACAGAAAAATCATGGCCATGCTCCTGGTTTAGTTTCTAAACTAAAAGCGGCGTTAGATCACCTTCCAAAAATACATGACGGAAAAGGAATATATCAGGCCGACATTATGCATTCTGGAGATGTCAAGCACGAAGGACATCGTGTATCATACAAGACAAATACGATCACCTATCATCATCCTGCTGATTCAGAACACGCACAGAAAGCAGTGAATTCTAAGATAGGGGTTGCTGTACACACTGCCTACGAAGGCAAAAAGTTTGAGGACATAAAAGTCAAACAAGGTCATGTTCCTGAGTTACAAGGCCATGCAGATGTACACCAGTTACCTATTCATCATGATGTATCTAAGGCAGTTTACACACAAGATCACCAAGCACAATACAAGAAGCACTTAGATGCAGCAGTCGAAGCGTATAAGAAGACGCCGAAAGAAGCACATGAAGCAGTGTCAAATCATGTAAAACCTATCAAAACTTACATGAACGCTACAGTAAGAGACGGCTCTACCCCTTCACACGAAGGGTTTGCTAAACATTACTCTACTGCAATGAAAAAGAAAGTTTCTGGTGTAAAAACAGAGGCAGCAAAGGCAAGGCATACTAAGACTCATGATGACAAGATGGACCATGTAAATAAGAACAAAGAACATATTGAAAGCGTTGTAGCAATGCAACAACATCTACAAAAAGCAAAAGGGGTTCTTACAGACGCTCTCAATTCACACAACACAATCGGACACGAAATAGCAGGCTCACCTACAAGTCCTGAAGGATATGTAGTGCATCACAATGACAAGCCATCTAAGTTTGTCCATCGCCATGAATTCAGTGCTGCTAATTTTGCTAGGGCAGGTGACTAATGGCTGATAAGCACATGGTATTCTCTTTCGGTAGGTTCAATCCTCCTACCGCAGGGCATAGTAAAGTAGTAGATCATGTTGTCAAGACGGCAGACAAACACGGTGCGGACCATCGTGTTATTGTTAGTCATTCACAAGATAAGAATAAGAATCCACTACATTCGGATCATAAATTATCTTATTTGAAGCATGTTCATCCTAATGTCAATGTACAGGCATCAAGTAAAGAACATCCTCACTTTATGGCACATCTAACTAAGATGCATAAAGAAGGTTATTCTCATGTGACAATGGTAGCTGGATCAGATAGAGTTCAGGAGTTTCAAAAACTCGCTGATAAATACAACGGCCCTGATGGTTCTTATAACTTTAAGAAAATTAAAGTTGTTTCTGCTGGACATCGTGATCCAGATGCAGAAGGAACTGAGGGTGTTAGTGGTACTAAGATGCGGGCACATGCTGGCAATAACGATTATAAATCATTTAAATCAGGATTGCATCCTTCTGCATCTGATGAACACGCTAAAAAACTTTTCCATTCTACAAGAAGTGGAATGGGATTGCATGAAGGACAAACTAGATTATCTTTTGGAGCATTTTTAAATGAAAGTAGAAGAAGTATACCAACAACTTAAATCTGACGAAGGCGTTAGATATAAAATTTATGAAGACCATTTGGGCCTAGCCACTTTCGGTATCGGTCATTTAGTAACCGCAAAAGATCCTGAATACGGTCAGCCTATCGGTACTGAAGTCTCTGAAGATAGAGTGAGAGAATGTTTTGAAAGAGATTTAGACACTGCTATCTCAGAGTGCGGAGTACTCTATGGTAAAGAAGAATTTGGCAATTTTCCTGAAGAGGTACAGCAAGTTCTGGTAAACATGATGTTTAACATGGGAAGACCTCGCCTCACTCAATTTAAAAATTTCAATAGATATATTGGTGAGAGAGATTGGGTAAGGGCAGCACATCATGGTAGAGATTCTAGGTGGCATAAGCAGGTTACAAACAGAGCAGAACGATTAATGATGCGATTAGATGTATTGAAAGGAGTAGCGTGATGTTATCTCCCGAATTTTACCACCATGCCCTTCTTTCAAGGCTTGCATATAAAGACCTTGACAAAGAAGTAAGAAAAGAATGGAAAGCACTAGGATATACTAGTGTTAAGTTTTTTGATATAGAAGGCGCCCAGGTATATGTCTTGGGAAATAAAGAAAGAATCACTGTAGCTTTCCGTGGAACTGAGCCTAGAGAGAAAAGTGACATCTTTGCAGACCTTGAAATTACACATGAACGTGGTTTTCACGAAGGATTCTATGAAGAGTATGAAAAGTTAGAACTTTCCGTACATGGTGAAGTTGCTAAACTAAAGGGTCGCAAGAATCGCCCTGTTTATGTAACAGGTCATAGTTTGGGTGCAGCTATTGCTTCTATTTTCTGTTTTCATTATCCTGAAGCTGAGGCTCTTTATACATACGGCTGTCCTCGTAATGCAACGTGGTCAAAGTCCAAAGAGTTGAAAGTGCCTCATTATAGATGTGTGAATAACAACGATATTGTAACTAGCATTCCTCCTGCTTGGATTAATTATAAGCATCACGGAGAACTTAATTACATAAATTTTTATGGCAATGTTAGAAAAATGACGACCTGGCAACGATTCAAAGATTCGTGGAGAGGGCGCAGAGCCGCTTGGAAGAAAGGTGAAGTATTTGACGGAATTTACGATCACAGTATGGACGAGTATTGTAGATTTTTAAAAGACAACGACTAGGAGTAAATACAAATGTGGATGATTTTGGTTAGAGCCGCTGCAACAGGAGTATTCGGATCCGCATTTGGTAAATGGTTTTTGAAAACCAGAATGGGAGTTTGGTTTCAGTACAAATTAGAGACTTACTTAAACTACTTAGCTAATAAATATAATATAAAAATTGCTAAAAAGGAAGATAAGTGGAAATCAGATTATCCTATCATAGCTGGTAAGATAGATGAAATACCAAAACTAAAAACTAAAGTCGCTAAACTAGAAGAAGAAATAAAAATACTTAAATCTGACTCATCTGGTGTAAAAAGGGTGGTCAGAAAGAAAAAAGTGTCTAAAAAATGAATAAGATAATAAAAACAAAATGGAGTTTCAGGGATTGGTTTTCAGCGGCTGTCCAGCCTTTACTTATTTTAAGTTCCATGTTATTAGTAGCAAGCATGACATTATCTGGTTCTATTTACAAAGAACTCTTCAATGCCGTGATGATTGTTCTCCCTATTCCTCTCTGCTTAATAGCAGAAAAAATCTGGACTAAGAGAAAGGATTGGTTGCTTGAACCACACGAACTAGCTGAAGATGCTATTTGGTTAGCCGGAGCTGCTTTCTTAATGGTGCCACTTTATAGTAACATTTATAGGACACCCATCTCAGAAGGATTTAAGGCAATCAGAGATGTTTCTCCGTTACAAATTAATTTAGAGTCAACAACAGTGCTTGGATTAATTGGTTGTGCGCTTGTTGTAAAATTAGTTGCTAGTTTTATTTATTACTGGCTGCATCGAATACAGCATGAATCCTTATTCTGGTGGAGAATGCATGCCACGCATCATCACATTACGAAGATGGGTTGTATGCGAGGTGACAGAACACATCCACTTGAATATATAGGACTTGTGATAGGCACACCTATAGCTTTAGCTTTATTAGGTGCAAGCGATAGTGTTATGGCGGTTGCAGGAGCATTTGGCATATGGAACGGAACTTTAAATCACTCTAATCTGCCTCTGAAATCTATGCCTGTATATGACTGGATTTTTGCTACAGCACAGCAACATCATGTGCATCATGCACATCTGCGAAGACAGGCAGATTCTAATTACGGATGTAACATCATATTGTGGGATAGGCTGTTTGGTACATATTGCGGAGATTTCACTGAAGGACAAATTGGTGCAGGTAAAGCTGTGCCATTATCAATAAAAGATCAGTTAGGAATGGCTTTTTACTCGGATGAAAAGCTGAAGAGTCTTTAAATTTAGGGGAAACAGATGGACTGGATAAAAGATAGACTAAGCGAAAGAACTACTTTAGACGGCGTTGCATTGATCGTTATTTGTGGAAGCGTACTTGTTCTCGGTGGGCTTGTAGAGATGGCTGCTTGGGCAGGCCTTGCTTATGGCATTTTTACTGCTGTAAGAGGTGAGTAATGAAATCCTTCAAAGAATTTTTAGAAGAAGCAACGAACATAAACCAAAGTCAAATAGACCAAGCTAAGAAAAGGCTTGAATTTGCTAAGGTTATGAGAAAAAAGGCACAAGAAAATGAAAAAGAACGTGCTGCTACTAAATCATCATATGGTGTCAAACCTTTGTCTCGATCTACACAATCTGTACAGTCAGAAGACAAGGGCATGGAAGGCATGACACAGAAAGACGGTCATAAGCGTCCTACTGATAAGGGTGCAGGGCTGACAAAGAAGGGTGTTGAGAAATACCGAAAACAGAACCCTGGTAGTAAACTGCAAACTGCTGTGACTACTCCTCCTAGTAAACTTGACCCTGACAGCAAAGCAGCGAAAAGGCGTAAATCATTCTGTGCAAGATCACGTGGTTGGACGGGCGAGAGAGGCAAAGCAGCCCGTAGAAGGTGGAACTGCTAGTGGGATTTAAATTTGCATTAGTAATGCTTCTTCTTATGCTGGGTATGGGATTTGTAGGTAGTTGGTACTATAAAGACACTCAGTCAAGATTGATGCAGCTTAGAGAAAATGCTACACGATTAGAACTTGCAGCCAAGACTAGTGAAGAAACTATTGGCAGGCTACAAGCAGATTCTGCACAGTTTGAAGAAGCAAATTTAAAACTGCAGGCGGATTTAAATGCAGCAGAATCTTATTCAGATGAACTAGCAGGTAAATTGAGAAGACACAATTTAACCGTACTGACGCTACAGCGTCCTGGTATGATAGAAACAAGAGTAAACAATGCAACAGCAAGATTGTTCGATGAAATGGAAAATATTACTGGCGCCGATACTGCTAACTAGTTTAGTAGGGTGTTCTCTAGTACAGAAACCAGAAAAGGTAGTAGTAACTCAGGTTGAATTTGCCGAGAGGAATATTCCTATACAAGCTAGACCTAAGCCTGTTACATTGTACGATATAGATTTTTATGCTGTTACAAAAGAAAACATGGATGAATTTGAAGAAAGATTTGAAAAAGAGAACGGAGACTTGGTGTTCTTTGCTATAAGTGTACCTGACTACGAAAACATTTCTCTGAACATGGGTGAGCTTAGAAGGTTCATAGAACAACAAAGTGCTATTATTTTATACTACGAAGAAAATGTAAAGCCTAGAGAAGAGGAAGAGGCAGAAGATGAGTCTTAAAGATTGGTTTGGCAAAGGGCCCAAGGGAGATTGGGTTCGTATGGACACTAAGGGAGAAATAAAAGGACCCTGTGCCAGAGAGCCAGGAGAAGGAAAGCCAAAGTGTCTGCCTCGACAGAAAGCCCAGTCTCTATCAAGAAAAGAAAGAGCTTCTGCTGCTAGAAGGAAAAGAAGAGAAGATCCGGTAGCAGACAGAAAAGGTAAAGGAGGAAAGCCGGTCATGGTCAAAACTCAGAAAGAAGAATTACAACATATAGAAGAAAAATCAAAGCCTACTAATCCTGCCTTGTGGTCAAAAGCTAAGGCAGCGGCTCGTTCTAAGTTTGATGTTTATCCTTCTGCTTACGCCAATGGTTGGGCTGTACGATGGTATAAGAAGCGAGGCGGCGGCTGGAAAACTATTTCTGAAGAAAAGGAATTTTCTCCGCACTGGATGTACAAAGGTGACAAAAAAGTAAAAGCAAATAAGCCTGAAGACCATGAAAGACTAATGAAGCAAGGATATACCCATGATGATCCTAATACTGAAAAAGTAGAAGAAGGGATTGTTGATGATGTACTGAAATCAAAAACTCTGAACAAAAAAGCATATAGTTATGCTTCTTCAGAGTTGCAAAAAAGAATGAAGAAAGACCCTAAAAAGTCTAGACTAACTCATGCTTCTACTGTGGCAGGTTATGTAAGAGGAGTTGATGCACGAAAACTTGCTGCTGAAGAATATGTTAAAGGTGATCCTCTTCTAGAGAAACTAAAGCCTAGTATGGGTATAAAGAAATACATAGGCGATTTTGCTAAGTCTGATGCTCCACAGTTTAAAGGCGCATCTGCTTCAAAACGAAGAAGAATGGCAGTAGCCGCCTATTTGGGCGCCAAGCGAAAGAAAGAAGAAAAGGCTCTGGGCGAAGGAATCAAGTATGATTCTAATATGGGCGCAATGGATTGGGGAACTCCTGAAGGAACTGAGTACATGAAAAGCAATACTCCAGGACAGAAAACTAAAAAGAAAAAAGTAGAAGAAGAAACTGAGGCTGGAGAAACTAAAGCAGAATATCGTAAAGATAATGCTGAAAAAGCTCCTGTCTTGGGCGACTATGCATTGACTAAGACTGATATAAAAGAATTAGAATACGAAGCAGACCACATTACCTGGGAAAATGCGTTAGAGCTTGATATGTATGACGATAACGAATTAGATGATGATATAGATTCTACTGACCCACATGATGATGTAAATGTTACTGAGGCTCTTTCTGTGCAAGGTAGACTGAAGAGAAAGTTTTCAGCAAGAAAGAATAGACAGAAACTAAAAGTTGCTCGAGGAATTGCATTGCGGCGTGGATCTTCTCCTGATCGTCTAAAGAAAAGGGCTACTCGTGGTGCGAGAGGTATGGTATACAAAAGACTACTTAAAGGACGAGATAAGTCTAAGTTACCACCGGCTGAGAAGGGACGCTTAGAAAAACTTATAGGAATGTACGCACCGTTAGTGTCAAGATTAGCTGTTAGGATGCTTCCAGGTATGCGGAAGATGGAAATTCAAAGGATGAAGAATAGAAAAGGCGGCGCCGCAACAAAATCTAAGAAATATAAAGCAGCAAAGCCAACAGCAAAGAAACAAACAGCAAAGAAATTTAAAATAAAAAGATAACCTCAAATAAATATTTTTTTATAAATATTAAGCAAATGACGTTTGTTATTAAATCATTAACTTTAATTTAAATAACTATTAAGGAAACAAGTATGAAAACTATTGTAGATAACGCAACAAATACTTCACGATATCTTCTTGCGGATGACAAAGCTGTAACTATGGGCGCTGACTCTATTACAGTAGGCGATCCGGCAGAGTTCATCATCTCCGATCTTAACTCTAGCAATGCTACTATGGTCGAAGGCGTTGTTGAGCCAGCCGATTGGTTCGGTACCAAGTATACACACGATGGTACTGCATGGGCTGCTGTAGAAGGTTGGGTTGATCCACGTGATGCTGAAGAAGAAGAAGAATAAGACCTAACTCTCGCTAGATATACAAAAATCCTGCACCATGTGCAGGATTTTTTTTGCCTTACTTTCCGTAAAATCTCTTTTTTATAATATCGTATTTGTATAAATACAGATATGGAGAAACAAAACAAACAACGATTAGAACAATTGGTTCGGCAAGGCATAGTCCCTAGTCGAAAACTTCCTATGCTTATGCAAGCAATGACCTCCCTTCAAATGGGCAAGCAACTCACGCCCACCGAAAGAGATATTCTAGCTAAATATATGCACAATATGACTGATATCATGTTGAAGGATACCACTGTATTCAATCGTGCTAAATTACATACACAGAGAACGAAATATCAAACGGAGGATACTACTGTGGACTCTTTAGATGAAAGAAGTATTGATGGCGTGAAAGTTATTGATGGACCTGAAGATGAAGAAAGAATGAGGCGGGCTGCTCAAACGAAAGCAAAGAGACTCTCGATTAAAAAGCGTGACAAGTTCAGACTGCTATCTCCCGAAGTCAAGAAAGAAAAAATGAAAGCGGGTGTCGAAGAAGAAGTCAAAAAAATGCACGAAGATTATAAAGCAAAATTTGAAGCAGCACTCAAAAAGTTTGGGGTTTCAAACATTCGTGATATTCCAGCAGAAAAGAAAAAAGAATTTTTTAACTATGTAGACTCTACACATGTTGCAAAGAATGAAGAAGTTGAGCTAACTACAGAAGATGCAGCCAGTGATGCTAAGAGAGATTACTCAGCAGATGATAAGCGTGGAATGGCTCCGCTGAAAACAGATGAACCTAAAGCAGCGGAACCTAAGAAACAAAAAGGAAGAAGTGCAGATCACGCTAAACATGAACACATTGTTCAGCAAATGCATAAGGCTATCACTGTAGGCAAGCCAGTAACTTTTAAAGACGGTTCTGCTCACACAGTAGATAAAGTACATGCTTATAAATTTTTGCACAAAACAATGCAGATGAAACCTGCTGACAGGCTAAAGGCGCATACTGACGCACACGCAAGTCACGATAATTTTAAGAAACACATTTAATACCGAAAGGAGAATAACAATGTCCGCATGGTCAAAATCAGAAAAGCCTGTTATCACAGGTATTCCTGCATCCGAAATCTTTATGGTTGACGAAGCAGAATGTGCCGCAACTGACGGCATTGCTCAGCCTGGCTGGGTCCGCAGAACTACTGTAGGATCTAGAGTAAAATACGAAACTCTCGTAGCAATGGCAGACGCCGCTACTGACGCAGAATATGAAGCAGCAGTAGGTGTAGTTGCAACTGCTCTTGCAGCAGCCACAGAGTACAAGATTCTTACTACAGGGGATACCGACTTCACCGCAGTTGGAGCAGCAGATTCTAATCCTGGCACAGTATTCACAGCCACAGGTGCTGGTACGGGTACAGGTACAGCAGTTGCTACATCTGATGATGATGACACTGAGTTCCCAGACTCCTAATATAAAGTCTCTAAGGAGTATATAATATGGCAGATGCGAAACTATCAGAATTGACAGCGGCCACTGCGGCCGCTGGCGATGATTCTTTGTATATGGTACAATCAAGTGCCAGTAGAAAAATAACTATCGCTGATTTTTTTGGGGATGTTGCTACTCCTGTCAAATTTAGTGATACTATTAGTATAACTGACTCTAACACACAGCCTTCGGCGGGTGCTATTAGTCTTTCTACTAATATAACTTACATAAGTGATCCTGATGGTTCTGGTAATTGCACACTGGAAGCTGGTTCAGATGGTCAAATTAAAATTGTTATAATGACTTCTAACTCAGGGGGTCATACAATAACACTTAATGCCAGCTCTACCGTTGTCGGCAACGCCACTTTCACTGATGTTGGACATTCTGCAACATTACTATATACTAATAGCAAATGGTATTTCATCGGAGGTACCGCTACAGTATAATAGGATTTTTGTAATGTTGCAATTGAATGAAGATAATTTTTTGTTATACGCAGTAAAAAATTATTACAACCCAGGCTCAATGGGTATGTCAGATTTAGAGAATGATTTAAAGAAGTTTAAGTACGTCAAAAGACTTCTTAATCGCTATCAGAAAACAGGTGAAATATGTGAAAGGCTTATACTTAATCATTTAGTGGTTTTGTATAATGTTTTTGGTGATGCTACTACAGATATGTTATTCTATAAACTAGATCAAGAATTTTGGTCTGATTTGAAAACATATCTAGTTTATTTACACAGAATGCCTTTAGAAACAGTAGTTTCTCCTGGCATAAAAGAAACAGACATACCTCTCAATGAAGAGTTGATACAAGTTTTAAGGGCGCTGTAATGGGAAGATTGGCAGATGGATATGTAACATTAAGAATTCTTAAAATGTTATCTACTCCTATAGAAAAAACCAAAGCATATGAATTCGGTCTTGTTGACGCTAATGGCAAACAACTTAAAAAAGCTGTTACGTCATCCGAAAAAGACTCATACTCTATGCTTCAGAGATTTGTGTTCAAGGTTCAACGGTCTTTGATGAAATCTCCTGATAGAAATGCCAGAAGACTCTTGACATTGGCAGCAGCACTTAGTATACTTAAAGAAAATAAAAATGAAGATTTAGATGTACTAGATGTAGATGCTTTACTAGAGATGTATTCCTCATTTGAAGATGTAGAACAAAAAGCTAAACTCCTAGAATATAATTTAATATCTTTCAACACTTTTTTAGAAGAAGAGATAGCAGCAAATGCCGTAGGCGGAGGGAATATCGATGGTATCGGTGTTGGTCCTGAAGGAGAGCCAGGTAAAGAAGCTGTTATGACTCCTATTTTTAGACGTAAAAAGAAGAAGAAAGATGGCAAGGACAGTTAAAAGTTTAGACACTGAATTAGCAGTCGTAAAAAACGAGTTGTCTCAAATGGGACAACTCTTTTCTAAGTTAGAAATAGCCCTTGATAAAATAACAGATGTTTCCAATAACATTGGACAACT